AATCAGAAGTTAATTTTAGTAATTCTTGTCGTTATGGCTTTACTTTTCATTGTCAATATGTCCGATAGAATCATGGAAAAATTCGAAGGAAAAGAAACCCAAAATCTTTACTTTGACTCTCATGTTCAAGAACTAACTGACAAAGACTTTATCAAAAAAGGCGAAGATATCAAAGTGAAAAGTTACAGAGGGAAGAAAGGACTCGTTGCCTTTTACGCACCTTGGTGTGGACATTGTAAGAATATGGTTGGAGACTTCAAAAAACTCGCAGAATTAATCGACATTAACAAGAGATATTGTGCTGCCGTTAACTGTGAGAAATTCAAAGGATTTGCAAAAGAGATGGGTATTCAGAGTTTTCCAACTATGAAAATCGTCGGTGTTGATGGAGAAATGGTCGATTACACTGGTGGGCGTAATGTAGACGAAATGAGACAAGCATTAATGTAATATTCGCAATTTTTGGCATTCACAAGCATTAATGTAATATTCGCAATTTTTGGCATTCACAAGCATTAATATAAATTTTGGAGAAATGGAATAAACGTAAACGAAGGTGAATATAATAAAGATTAAAATTTATTATATTGATTAACATTAGAATAGCCAATTAGAAATGGCAGACACAGAAACAACAACACAGCCAGAAACACAACCGGAAGAACAAAGCACTGGATGTGGTCCCTTCATTAAGTGGTTTCCACTTATTTTTACGGTAGTCTTCACCATTGCGGTTCTTGCCTTATCATTTGCTGTAAAAGGTAGTAATATTGTACAACTTCTCTCACAACTAATCCCCATAGTAATTGCTGTAGGTTTGATTGCTACCCCATTTTGGAGTTTGTGGGTTTGCCCATTAGAATTGAATTGTATTGGATGTGATACTGGAAGTTGGTGGTATACGTGTGCCCCAGGGACAGGTGTTATTGATGGTGTTGAATCTGAGCAATGTAAAAATTTCAAGGAAGGACAAGCACAAATTGACTCAATTACAGGTCAAATTACGGCATTGTCGGCTTCTGCATCAAAACTTAAAACTGACATCAGTGCAAGCATGGCTGCTACACAGGCAGCAATTGCAGGATTTGCTGCAGCCCTTGAACCTAAACCACTTGTATTTCCAGCTTTTCCCGTGGATGCTCTTAATATAAATATTGCCGATTGTGAAATCGAGGTTGCTGGAGTTACCATTAATCCATGTGACGTTATTGAACCACCAATCAACGCCGCTTTGAATGGATTAAAGACAGGTTTAAACACCTTAGGAACTGGTATTGAAAGTGTTTTTACTTCAGTTACATCAGCAATCGGTGATCTATTCGCTGGTATTCAAAATGCTATTTTAGCGGAACTTAATAAGATTGGGGCTCCAATTATCGATCTTCAAGGTGGTCTCGCCAAATTCAAAGAAGATATTGATACATTGATGGCTTCGATTGTTGATCTTAATATTGCTGATTTTCTACTTGTTTCCGCAGTACAGAGCATTGCAACCTTCCTTCCATTTTTGAAAGGATCCTTTGGTGCATTACTATTTGTGGCTTTCATCATTTACGGCCTACCTTTACTTGGTGGCTTATTCGGTTTCTTCATGATGTTAGGTAAGGTATTTAGTATTCTTACCAAGTTTGCAAAAGTAGCAACTGGAAAATTTTAATTCGATTGAACTTTTGATTTAATTAGGAAATATTCTATTATATACAACTTCGTATATAATTGAACTTTAAGAATTATTTAAGTCAGATTTCTTGTTTCGGTTCTGGCAAAGGTTTCGCAGCCTTCGGTACCGAGAATATTTCTTTCTGAACTGGTACCCAATGTTCCATGAACACGTTTTGGACAGTAGATACAACTATCAGTTATACCATCTTGGAATGATGCTTCTCCATCAGGACCATTTGTGTGACAACCTGGAGTTCCTGGACGATCATAATTTTTACAAGTTGTATCTATACAAGTTCTTGGTACTGTACAATTTTGATTCCAGACAGAACATGTTTTACAAGTGGTATTAACGACGGGAGTACATTCCCGGTTCCAGACAGAACACGTTCTACAAGTAGTATTAACGACGGGAGTACATTCCCGGTTCCAGACAGAACATGTCTTACAAGTGGTATTTTCATGATTATAGTCTTTACAAGTAGTATCAACACAAACTCCATAAGCACATTCTCGATTATATGATTTACAAGTAGTTCTAATACGATTCCAAGTTCCGCAAGTTTTACAAGTAGTATTGGTACATACACCACCGGTAGTATTCCATTTACCACATGTTTTACATGTAGTATTGGTACATACACCACCAGTAGTATTCCATGTACCACATGTTTTACAAGTGGTATTGAAGCATCCACCAACACATTCTTGATTAAAGGCAGTACATTTCTCACATTTTCCAAAGTTAGAATCAACTGGATTAATATTAACACCAAAACCAGATCCGTATTGTGCACAAGAATGTTTTGATACCTTGGTTTTATTGCTAAAGGTTGAACATGCCTTATTCGTTGTTACTGCATCTCCCAGAGTTCGATTGTAGCCATTAGGACACTTGAAACAATCAGAAGACCCGGTACCTTGACTGAAAATAGGATCGGCAAACCATTGATCACCAAATTGATCCTTACACTTCGAATCTCTTCCACCCGTAAGGAAGTCTTTGGCAGCTTTCTCGATTTCTTTAGCCGAGATTTCACAATCGAAGTCGGCTTGTGTTAAAATTGGTAAAAGATCCCCGACTGGAAGAGGTGCAAGTGTTCCCCATTTATCAACCCGACCAAAACTGATGTTGGTTGGCAAAGGTGGGATAAGGGTTGTAATGTTATCTGCAACAAATCCAAGATCCTTATTTATCTCCGACAGTACATTCTTAATATTTTTTTGCGCTTCTTTTGCATTCTTACATTTTTCGTCATTACCAGATGCCTCTGAGCCCGTACCAGGAGTACAAGTTTGGAACCAAGCGGGCTCGTCACAACCACAATGAAGTATAATAGGCTTAAACTTCCAAAGGTAAAATATAACGAACGAAATGAAAAATAAAATAAGACCAATGAGAATCATTGGAAGAAGTTTCTTCTGGACGAATACATTTCCAACATTTTGGAGCATAACGAAGACCATGAAAATCAAACCAAAGATAATAGCCAAGACAATAATACCAGCAATACGTAAGGCAGCCCCTGCTCCACCTGGGAACGGTACTACTTTCTGGATTGTTTTCATTGCGGTAAGGACGTATGGGAATATAATAACTTGAAGTAGACTCATAACCCCGCCACGATAAGCATTAAAAATCAAGAGAAGGAGACTACGGATATCGGAACTAACATTATTAATTAATGCTGCAGGATTGTTAATACCAAACTCAAGATCACCAATAAGAGAATTTAGCCCATCAGAGGCATCATCCAGAGCACCATTGGCATCATTAATAATGTCATTAATAACAGGCACAACAGATCTCCAAGTTCCATTGACCGTTCCAGCCGCTGGATTATATGCGTCTCTTAATGTCTCACAAGGATTAATGGACATTTCTTTATTCTTTATTCTTTAATTACTTCTAATAAATAGCAACATAATTTTGGTGAACTTTGATTTCGTCAAAATTTAGGGAACCACAATGACTTAAGAAATCGAGTTTTTATTAATCAATTAATTAATCAATTAAACAAGTAATGGCAATAACACGTAGTGAAGTTAGACTTACTGCATTTGCAGTAAGTATTTTCTTTTTGCTTTTAGCACTTCCACAAGGGCTTCTCATAAACAACATTATTAATAAAATTGACGGTAAATTCGAGGGTAAATGGCACGATGTCTTCACTCCTGTCTACATAGAAATTTTAGCAATTTTAATCTTGATCGCGCTCGTTTCCGGGTTGGGTGGATGTATCTGGGGAGAATCCTGTGCATTAGGAGGATGTTTGTTTATTTTCATACCAGGGATCTTCGTTGGTATTCTTGCCTTGTTTATCACACCTTGGTTACATTATGTCAATCTCTTAGATGGAGAAAAAGTAGACGGTCACTTAATTGGTGACTGGTTAATCGGATACGGATGGGTTATGGCTGTATTGGGTGTTATCGCATTTTGTCATATTAATAAGAAAGATTCAGAAGGTGAAACTCACATCTGGAAAAATTTCAAAAATGCCGTTTACGTATTATCATTGGGAATCATTTACATTATCTTCGGCTATAATACAACCGCCAAAATCGATGGTGACAACGAATTTACTTGGGTTGAAATTCATACTGGAATTTGGATAGTTACAATAGTCAAAATGGTCGTCGATTTCCTGGAGTCGAGTTTCAAGATATGCGTTGCTTCAGATGAAAATGCCGATAATGGTGCTCAACAAGTTGTGATGTGTATTGGAGGATCTTTCCTAAGTTGGCTGTGGGTAGGAGTAAAAGTTGCGGGTTTAGTATTCGGTATCAATGTTGTGATTTATTACGATCAAGTCGTTTCTGGGAAAATTACTATGACAGGTGTTGATATGTGTTTACCACGGTTCTACGATATTGGACTTTATGCCTTAACTAGTGCTCTGCTTTTAATCTATGCAATTTTCCCACAAATTGGTTATCGTCGAAGAGATGGCAGAGTAGTCGACATCATTGGAAATGGTATGATAAACGCCGTCAGAGGAATTCCTGGTGCTGCAAATAGAATTGATCTTGATACATATCTTATGGATGTTGCTCCAGACGTAGAAAATCGTGATAGAATCCGGAAATCAACTGATCCTAGTAAAAAATTAGAAGGTGTATACGATACAACAAGTAGAATGCAACAACCAACTGTCACACAACCAACGGTAAAAGATCAAAGAGACATTGAATGTGAAGAGGCTACTGATGGACAGGATGCTTGTGATGTTTGTATGGAAAATCGACCAAATTGTATTTTGATTCCATGTCGTCATCAAACAACTTGTATGAACTGTGCAAAGAAACTTAGTAGTTGTCCAATCTGTAAATATGGTGAAAGACCAGGTGAAAAACTCAAATTACTTGCTGTACATTTGACATAGTTTTTGCCGTAGTTTTTGCCGAACTTAACAAGTACATCATAAGTACTTTCTTAAAAGTTTTGAAACGTATTAATAATAATTATTAATATGCTTTAATTGAATTTGATGTATACCACACAAAAAGTAGAATACATACAAAAATAAGACAAAACAAGGAGAAAACCTTGCATGTAAAGGTCTTAGTTTGAATAAGCTAATCCACCCATTCCACTCATGATACGAAGTACGTTATAGTTGATAGCGTAGATACGAACCTTACTTGGACCTGCAGAGGTAGTAAGTTGGAGGGTAGCATTATCAATACGACTCATGTTAGCACTACCAGATGGTTGATGTTCCTCAGGGCGAAGAGCGAATGAGTATACATAGATTCCAGTGGCAGGAATACGAGTGTGATGTTGGTATGGCTGAACCAAGTTAAAGTATGCAGCCTTACGGGTTTCGAAACGATCGTGACCATTAAGTTGAAGTTTGGCATCAACTAAGTCATCAGCACCATTGTAATCATTAGGACCGGTGGCACCAGCATTGGTGTAATCGGCGTAACGGTTACCATTAGAAACAGTAATATTGGCATCAAGCTGGATAACCCAGATAAGTTCCTTAACTGGATGGTTGAAGTTAAGCTTGATCTTGTTGCTGGTGTTGCTGATAGATTCATCACCAGTGAATTGAAGTTGTTCGATAAGATACTCGTGAGAGACCTGAGCGAAACGGCGACGCTCATCAGTATCGAGATAGACGTAGTCAACCCAAACAGATGCATTGACCATTGAAAGTGGAGTACCAGTAATGGTTCCTACAACACAATCGACGAAAGCACGGAACTCAAAGTCAAGTTTGACTTCGTGGTATTGAAGTGCGATCAAAGGAAGGCTAAGACCTGGGTTACGATTGAACCAGAACTGAAGAGGAATGTAAAGAGTTGCAGCGGAAATGGCAGCAGCTGGAGTAGTAAGAGCGGTAGTGTTACCAACCATTACGTTGTATCCATCTTCGTGTTCAGCAGTCTGAGTAAGTTCATTCCAGATGTTGTACCAATCACCGTAGTGCTTGTCAATTCTCTGTCCACCAATTTCACATTCAACATTCAAAAGAAGAACGTGACCAATGTAACGAGTCCAAGCTGCGTTGGTACCAGCAAGAGCTGGAAGATCTACCTGAAGGTAGGCACGGTTGATAAGATCACCGTTACGTGAGATAGAGACGGTGACTTTCTTACCGAAATCGGCAGTACCGTTGAAAGTCTGCTCAATAGATTCAAGAGCAAAATTGGTATGACGACGGTAGACAACCTTGAAGAAAGTAATCTGTGGGTTACCAGTAAGATAAATATCTTGGGCACCGTAAGCGACGAGTTGCATAAGACCTCCTCCCATTTTAGATTTTATATAAGTACTCAACATTTTTATTCTGTGAGAAATAATGAAAATAGTAAAAAAATAAGATTTAAATTCTCAGATTTCGAATCTCGAAAAATCTAGTTTCTTTAATATCTCTCAAGCTAGACAATCTTAATGTATTAGAATACGAATCGAAAGTTTCATTGAGGAAAGTCTTTGAGTGGTTAAAATCATTTCTGGCCTCTCTTAAGTATTCATTATCCAAGTATTTTCATTTATGCGTTTTTTTAAGGAAGAAAGACTATAAGTTAATTCCATGTATTTAAAGAACTGTTTATACAGTTTATATTAGCGATTCACGTTCACCCCTTTTGATAATTCTTGTTAATTTGTTAAGACAGACTAAATGAATACCAATTTCAAAAGAAAGAAGAAAAAGGGTCCAATCTCCGATACCAGAAGGACCTTAGCAGCAATTCATCTTGAAAGGGAAGAGGAATTTGATACCTTAAAGAATGAGTTACCTAACAAGAAGAAATTGCTTACAAAATTGGAAAAGCGGTATAAGAAATACATAATTAATCCAAATACCGAATCACAGCAAGTTTGGGATCTTGAAAATCAGATTGAATCACTCAAACAAAACATTAAAGACATTGAAAGTTATGAAAATGAAGTTGAATATTATCTAAATACAGCAGACATCCTTCATACTTATGCAGAACAAACACATAACGCTCCAAGTACTTCACAAGATTTAATTGTAAGTAAAACCAAAAAGAAAAAGAAGAAAAAGAAAAAAGATCTTAAAATAAAACGTATTACTGACTTCTTCACTGTTGGAAATGAAATTGTTTTAAACACAGAATCTGAGTCTGAATCTGAAGAATCAGAAGAATCAGACGACGACGAAATGAGTGGATCTGTTGTTAAAGTTACCGACTTCATCATTACCGATCCAGATTCCATCAAAAAGAGCCAAATATTAGATAAATATATGAGTAAGGTTGATAAGGATTACCTCGGTCAATCTTATAAAATCGAACAGTTTGACGAATGTGTGATTTGTGGATCAGACGAACTCGAAATGGAAAACGGCTGTCAAATTTGTATATGCTGTGGATACTCAATAGAGGATAACATGTCAGAAGGATACATTCCTACATACAAAGAAATGCAAGATATGGACGTCATACCGTATTTCGCATATAAAAGGATCAATCACTTTAATGAATGGTTAAGTCAATTTCAGGCCAAAGAAAACACGGTCATACCTGATAATGTTATTGAGTTAATAAATGGAGAAATTAAGAAATTACGTATCAGGAATATGATTGAATTAACACCTAAAAAACTTAGAACCTTACTCAAGAAACTTGGACTTAATAAATATTATGAACACGTGCCCCACATCATCAACAGATTAAATGGTATACCTCCATTAACAATGACAGCAGACACTGAAGAAAGACTAAGAATGATGTTCAAGCAGATCCAGGTCCCATTCCAAAGTCATTGTCCACCAAAACGTAAAAATTTCCTCAGTTATAGTTATGTTCTTCATAAATTTTGTCAACTATTAGAATTAGACGAATTCGTACCTTGTTTCCCATTACTTAAAAGCCGTAAGAAGTTGTATCAACAAGATCAGATTTGGAAAGGTATCACCAGAGATCTACTTTGGCAATACATTCCAAGTGTTTGAGGACAAAGTGTTTCAAATGTAAAAATCTTAAATGAACAAAAATTTATTTAAGAATTTGATTTATTAAAGTTATATACCTGGATCTCCAGTTCATTTGAACAAATGCCACCTCGCAAAAGTCCCACCGAAAGTGCTACCATTTTTCCTGTTGGAACAGTTAGAAAAGGCAATGACGATAATTATTGGATTGTAAAGTCGACAAAGAATGGAGTACAACGATGGATTAAAGCCAAAGGGAAGTATCAAATACCCGATGATCAACCCAAAGAAATCATTAAAGAAATTGAAGTTGTTAAGACCGACGATGATGATATCGCTTGCGTGATTTGTTTAGAGAATAGAAAAGAGGAACTGGTTTTACCATGTGGTCATCTGGTATTCTGTGCGGGATGTCGTATAGATTATACTGACACCAAGTGTCCTACTTGCAGAAAACCATTTACGCAAATAAAACATATTTATTTATAGGTTATTTTGATGAAACTTTTAATCATTTTTAAAAAATTTGATACTTTCTTAAAAAGTTAGACGAGGACTTGGGAATTCTTGATAAGGGAACACTTCTCTTTGCAATTAGCCAAAGATTCCATAACACAACTCTTTGAGAGATCCTCTGGAAGTTTGCAAAGATCCTTAGCACGACACTCACACATGTGACGATGATCGAACATCGTATTATTAGTTTTTTGAGCGAAACTTCCTACACGAGCTTCGCGACGAACACAATCTGGTGATGCGCATGGGGCTTGACATCCATGTTTAACATCTTCGCAATTTTCTTCACAAGAACTTGAGTAAGCTGGACCTTGGTGTCCTTTGAATGCATCCGTGTTTGGTGGTGCTACTGGACCAATGAAATTCTCGTCGTAGTTCTTTAAATTGACGACAATCCTATTAGGGTTATCGTGAAGAGGCATATAATCGATGTGTTTGAATTTACCGTCTGGATACTCTGTAAAACTAGGTCTCTTATAACGTTGAGGTTTAGCAGGAGTATTTTTTTGCATCATTATATTCATAATATTGTCTTTAAATACAATGAAAACTGCTAATGTTAATAATACAATCAGTGGTACAAACATTTTTGATTTGAAGACTTTGTCCATTGTTATTATATGGTTACTTACAATCAATAAATAAATTTATTGACAAAATAGTTCTTAAACATTAATTAAAACACTTTTAGTTAAAGTTTATTTTGATGAAAATTCGAAAAGAAGAAAATCAGAAAACTTGAAGACAATTATGCCTTATAGCCTACCTGACTTAATCCGATACCAAGACCAGCACCACGACGGGCTCCAGATGCAACTTCAGGTGCGTACATATCAAGTACTGCGAAAACTGCTGCTGCAGTGACACCAATCATAAGGACATCTTCCAACTTCATTTTCTGGTTAGGAATATAGTGAGCAGCAAAAGCAACAGCACCACCTTCAATTAAGTATTTCATGGCTCTCTTGAGAATTTCGTTAAGTTCAAGACGATCA